CCCCAAAAGCGTTGCCTCACCGCCTGTTAAAAACGCCGAGTAAAGCTTGTTACCAGCGGCTACCAGTATCCTATTCCTGGCATGGTAATGCCAGATTCCCTTAACGCCGTCTGGAAGAGGTTCATCCAAAAAGGCATCTACGCCCCATCGAGTGGACACTCTGCCTTCGGGTGAAATCCACCAGTTCACGGCATCCTGCACCTCTGAATCGTCTATTAGATGACCCAGTCGTGCCGCGTTTACACCCCGGTACCCCAGGTCGACGCTTTTTTCAAAGGGGTATTTGCGTTTACTTCCCCGGAACGCCATCTATACCACCCAGGGCCCGTGTCCGGTTATCAGTTCCGGGACCCTTCGCTCAAGCATGCGGTTAAGATCGGCGCCGTAACGTCCCCAGAAAAGCATCTCTATCTCTGGTTTAGCCTCAGTCCGGTTGTAGGCCCGAAGCAGCGCGTACTCCTTGAAGAACCAGCCAAACTTGTCGGGCAGATCTATGGATCCACTCTTTGCCAGGTTGCTGCAATCGGGCATGTATCGAATAGAAAGCGTAAATGCGCTGTCAAGGGACGGCCAGACGGTTATCGACTTGACCCCCGTAAGCGTCCAGTATGACGGCGTATTTCCGCCGGCTTCCTGTCCGGGCGGCATAAGATCCGGATGAACGTATGTAATTAAAACGCCGTCGGAACTTTTAACCGACTTCACTTCCAGTGGGGTGGCGGACATCTGTTTGGTCGTTTCCCCGGCCTGGAACGTTATATTCTCAGTAAGTTGAAGCGTGGGGGCGTGTCGTTCAGAAATCCGCGTGTGGATTATGGACCAGGCTTCGTTGACGTACTCCAACAATTCCCCGTCACTCCACTTGGGATGGTTCTCATCGACATCGCGCAACTCGGTGCGGACCTTCTCTAGAATGGAAGTAACTGTAATACTCACGAACACACCCCCTCTCGTGCGTTAGTTATTAGGCCTCTGTCTCTGGTTCGGCCGGGCCTTTGAGTTCGTTGATCAGATCCTGTTTCTTGAGGTTGTTGACATTCTTGACGCCCTTTGCAAAGGCTTCCCTGCGAAGTTCCTGGAAGCCCATGTTGTCGTAGTCTTTGGGCTCGTCTCCAAACGTAACGGCCCCTTTGGACGAAACTTCGGTCTTATTGATCACGTACCCCTCCCCAAGTGCGGGGACTTCGAGAGAGAGGTTGGCTGTAAGGTCGGCAATTACCTGGACAGAGAATCTCGGTGCCCACTTGCTGCCGACAATCTTCCGCTGCCCCGTCTCCGGGTCGATATCCATAACGGGTTTCTCGTAGGCGGCATCATTAAGCGCATTGATATGCGTGCCAGGCAGCACTGTTTGCTCTCCGAGAGGGACCCGTATTCTCCTGCCGTTGACAGATACGGGCCAAAACTCTGCATTTGGCTGTTCAATGCTGCTAACAACGCACTTGTACTGGTGGCCAGCCTGGATAAAACTCATTCAAACTCCTCCTCGATAAATGGAAATGCGGGGGGGCTTTGCCCCCCGCTTGAATTAGCAGCCTCGCTTACGCTATTCCAGAAGCGATAGCCTTTACGGTCTGGTCTCCGAAAATGTAGGCCACGCCTGCATCCGGGTCGCTTATTGTGAGTGTTGCGTGGTCGTTATCAGCCCACGCGCCTGCCGCAGTGAAATAGACCCTGTAGTGTCCATTTACCATGCTTGGCGTTCCAGAAACAGGACTGAGTACCATTGTCCCGTCTCCGTTTGTGGTCTCGACCTCTGTGAGTTTGATGGGGCCATTGAACCAAGCAAACCTCTTCTTCGCTACGCTGTCGACAAGATAAATGTCGACGGGGAAGGGTTCGAGTTCGCCAGCAACTGCAGCCCAGTCACCGTCTGCTATGTTACTGGAGGTGCCGTACTTAAGCAGGTCTGCGTCGGAAATAGCAGCAGCCTCTGCTTCAGACTGGACAAGCAGGTTGGGTGTTATGACCATGGTGTCTACCTTGTTCACAAGGAACCTCCAGAGGGCCACCTGCTCGTCGATGTAATCCTGGTTCATCTGATACTCAGCCAATATTATCGCCTCCTCACGCTACGCAGCAGCGGCGCACTCGTAGCGGATGATCCAGTCATCCTGCAGGATTGCCCCAGCCCATGCGGCCTTCCAACCTGCGGACGAACGCTGGTTAAGAGGGTCACTCAGATCAGAGGTATCCTTGGGGCTGTGCGCCTTGATTATGACCCCGGAGGTTGCGCCATTGAGCGGGCATTCGCCGTAGGCATCGGCACCGAATATCAGGACGGTGTAGACGTCGCAGTTTACGCCACTCGTGGTGGCATTGCCCGTAAAGCCAATGACATCGCCCGAATCAACGAACACCTTTGCGTTGGTCGTCTCGATAAAGCGGATACCCTTGTAGCTGCCTATCTCGCTCTCGGCGACAGTAGCCTGGCTGGGATACTTCTCGACGGGAACAAAACCGTCAAGGTCCACCAGCGTGTGCGACACGTCGGGGTGAACGATTGCCCAGTAGCCCTTAGGAACGGGGACAGTCCCTACCCCAGTGGAGGGGTTGATAATCTTAGTGACGGGACGGACCTTCGCGTTCTTCATGGCCCTTATGATTAACTTAAGGTCATTTGTGCTGATGCGGGCGTTAACAGCGGCACGCCCAGCGGCGCCGTTTGCCCAGACAACGTTGGTCCCGCCGTTCATGATATCCCTCATGAGGATATCTATGGTTTCGCCCTCCTGCTCTCCGAGCAGTTCGACAGCCTCTGTAAGGATCTTGTCGGGAGACACCAGGGTAATCAGGTCACTGACAATAACGTAGTCGCCATACTGGGACAGCGTTGCGGTGACCTCGCTATAATTCAGGGAGTTGCCCTTGGGGGTAATCCCCTCAGTCAGCGGCGTGGTGGCAGGATCCAGTGAATGGTACTTGCGGAACTTGATCCTGAGTCCATGCCCCTTCTCTATCGGTCGCCTCTGTGCCCACTTGGTGTGGACCAGATACGGAAGGGCCCTCTTGAGGAGGACCCTGTCGTAATACTCCTGGATTGCGGGAGTAATTGTTGCAGTAGTCATTACGTCGGCCAATTTTACCGACCCCCTTTATCCATAATCTCTAGATTCCACCGGTTTTCACCCGCTCTATCAGCATCTCGAATTCTGGATCTGACAGATCTTTGATTACTCCCCGGTCGCTCCATTTCTGTTTTGTTTCTGCCGGCTTATTGACAGCGTGAGAATTTCTCGCGCTTTCAACGACCGGCGCCTTGGGTGCGGGTTTAGCCTGGGCAGCAGCAGCCGCCGGCTGGGATGCCTGCTTCTGCTGGTTTACCCACTGTTCAGCGGCGACTCTGGCGCGCTGGTACAGTTCGATAAAGGCCTGCGGATCCTGATCGGCCCGCTTGGCCACATCGGGAGGTATTTCCCCTCTTGTCACCCAGTGAGCAATGACCTGGGCCGTAGGTTCAAACAGCGGATCCTGGCGGACCTGATACATGATCGTGGCGTTGCGCAGTTTACTTATTTCCTGCGAATTAACCGCGTTCTGTCTCTGGACCGTTGCTTCCGCTACTCGGGCCACGTACTCCTCGAAGGATTCATCATCACCCTGGGGGGCTATACTAAGGTCGTCTGCCTTTTTATCGACATCAGCCTTAGCGCTGGCAGTAGTGGGGATAGCCCCACCCTCACCCCGCATCCGCTTCTCCACCACTTCCATAAGATCAGGGTTGCCCTGAAGTGTCTCTATGACCTTGCGCCATCCGGAAAGCTGCTGGGTCTTGAACGTATAGTCCAGCCCCATCTGCGCAAGCTTCACCAGAGAGTCCTTGTCGGTGATAGGGTATTCCTGTCCGTACCGCTTCAGAACTACAATGGGTTGATTATCCGGCTTGGCGGGTTCTTCGCCGGGCTGCTCTGATTCGCCTGTCTCCTCGGCGGTCTCCTCGGAAACAACCTCCTCTCCCCCGGCTTCACCAGACTCCTCCTCCTCAGGTTCGCCCCCCTCCTGTTTGTCGTCTTCCCCAGTCGTAAGGTCCTCTTCCTCAGGTTCAACAAAACCCGCGAAAAGTCCATCCGCTTTCTGGGAAAAATCCAACTCGTCCAGAGAGGTGGGCTCCTTCACCTCGAGATTGGTCTGTTCCTTTTTTGCCAAAAGGTACACCTCCTAGTTTTGTTCAGAGCTTAACGCGCTGAAGAACCGGTCCGCCCTGGCGGACTCGTTTTCTATGTACTTGACAAACGCCTCGATGCCCTGCCATCGGCGGACATCAGTCACTATGGAATCATCGTCGGGATTGCCGTTAACCAGCCTCCCCCGGAGTTGCGCCAGGTACCGCTCCTCCCATTGCCGCAAGCATTGAAAGTCCGTCCGCTGCGCCAGGTCCAGCACCGGGGCCAGGTCCTTGCGAAGTTGCTCCTCCATTCGGTAAACCTCCCATTCCGGGTTGAGGTGGCGCGATAAACTCGCTGGGATCCTTTTTACCCAGGGCCTCCAGGAAGCGGGACATGATGTTGTAAACGTTCTGCGGCGTCATCACCCCGTACCCCATCAACTGGGGAGACATCTGCAGCAGTGTCATCATGTACTGCTGTTCGGCCTCTTCTTTGCCAACCGACGCCCCAACAACCACCGTGACGTCAAAGTTACCCTTGAGGTCATCGGCCTTGATTTCCACCGGTTCGTTAAAGACGCGGATGACAAAGTCCTGGGAAATGAACTGCTGGTTGAGGGACATCATCAACTGGAAAAGCCGCTTGAAGCCCGTCTCGGAGAATATCCGCCCCACCAGTTCAATGCGCTGCTGGGACGCCGACATTATCGACGTTATACCAGTAGCAGTCTTGTTAAGAGACTTGGCGTCAAGCCCCTGGTTATAGCGGGTGATGCCATGTCGCTGCTCCATCTGAGTCTGGAGAAACTCCAGGGCCTGGATGGAAACACCCTGCAGCGGCTGGGGCGTGACGTTTGTTACACCCCTGAGGTCGTCGGTCCGGACGACACCGCCGGGTCGCGGTTGGATCAACGACTCCATCTCAACACCGGCATTGCGGTCTACAAGCCACATCTGGTTGTTTATAAATGAAAGGTTATCCAGCATCTGCCTGAGAATGCTGGTCTTGGCCTTCTGAAATTCACCCACCAGGTGAGCCATCCCCACCCCATCGAACTGGAAGGGGACCATGGACGGCCTAAGCGCCACGAAGGGGAAGTCGCCATGGTTATAGGGATTCCGCTCACACCTGATGATCACGTCGTCAACCACGACCACCAGGTACGGCTCAAGACGACCGGACTCGTTGGGATCAATCAGACCCCAGTACTCCCAGACCTCGACTTCCTTCCGGGCTTTTTGAATAGGTTCAGTCAGGTCCCAGGGGGCACTCTTACCGTCCTCGGACGCGCGCAGCAGTTTCCGAGTGTCCGCTTCATCGGTGTGCCCGGTGGCGGACTCGACCTGGATCTTGTCCACGTTGTGGTAGATCCCGGCCTCCTGCATTCGGTTAAGTTCATCAACCGTCCGGAAGACCCTGTGGCAACAGAACCTGGCATCCTCGATAGATGTCGCAATGGGGTCAACGTAGAAATCCTCAAGGGGGACCAATTCGAGCCTGGGCCCCTCATAGATTTTTACAATCCTGGTACCTACGACATCCCTGTAAACCTTGGCAACCTGGTCCTGGCCCCACTTGATGCCCAATACTTCCGGGGCTGGCAGGACCTGGGATACTTCCTGAAACTCAACCAGCCTTACCTCGGGATCTGCCTCCAGTTCCAGGAATGACGCCTCGTCAAGTTCGGCAAACTCGAAGGGGTTTTCCTTAAACTCCTCCGACCAGGTGACCTTGAGGATCGACAGTCCGTAAATAAAGGCGGACTTCATCCAGAGGTAACTCTTCTCAAACCCCTTGTTCCCCTGGAGAAACTGGTAGTTGAGAAGTTTGGTGTGAATCTCGGACTTTTGCGCATCCTCGGCGCCGACCGGCACACACTTGACTATTTCCTCCGCTGAGAAGAACAGCCTCATCATCTGGGGCAGGATCCACTCCACGGAATCCTGGACGTCGGAAGAGACGACCTGACTTCTGCCTTTACGTTCCGTCCCGATCGACCGGGCCCGATAGAGTTTATAGCACTCGTCCCACTCAGGCGCCTTCTCACGGTTGTTTTTCTTGGCGGCCTCTATGTCGTTCTGGACGACACGGAGTATAAGATCCTCGTTGTTCCGTTCTTTCTTTTCAGGCTCTTCTACCACTTCATCGTTGACAAAGCCGGCGTCCAGCCCCTCTACTTTTTCGGCCATGACATGCCTCCTAGTAGTTAATACGCCCTCTGGCCGGATTAGTCTTCTGGGCCAGCGCATTCAGGTAGGCCAACTGCCGGCCAAAATCCCTTTCAGGCGTTGCATCCTTGGAAGGCCCACGCTTCACCTGGTTGATACTTTGCCTGGCAGGGGGCTGACGCATCGACCGAAGCACCTGTGTCAGCAACCCCGCAGGATCCAGCTTGGCGTATCCCTGGGAAAGCAGAAATTCCCTAACATTTGGATTCAAGCCTCCACCCCCCTCTTATTCCCGTAATAGATCACAGCCACAAAGGGTGTATTGAGGCCCGTTGCGACCGCAGTAATAAACGATGTACCCCACCCCATCGCATCTGGGGCAGGCGTACCGGACAATCAAAAGTTTCCTCATTACCAGACGTCCCTTTCCGGGTATTCAATCGGTGCAAAATCGTGGTCCATGTCCCGCCACTTAATGTCCTGCAGCAGCAACCTGTACAAGCACTCCATGGCATGGTCGTCCTTGTCCTTGGGCCGCTCCTTCAGTGAACGGTTTTCCTTGGAGTTGCCCCGCCAGTCATCCCACTGGTAGCGGCCAAACTCCCAGATGGTCCGTTCGCAACTATTGAAGACGTAAAGACTGGGCTTGTTGTTGATCCCAACCAACTCGTTCTTGACGGCCATAATCCCCTGGGATAATGCCTTGGGTGCCTGGATAACCGGCACGCCATGCTGACGGAATTCATCCGCCCAGGTCCGCCCGTTCAACGGGTTTTCCTGGAAGGCTAGTGGGTCGCAGATGGTCTTTATGATCTTGTCCGTCGCCGTCTTGGCGCGGATCATCTGGCAAAGTTCGGAAATCAGGCAGGCATGGAACAGTTCGTCGTAGACATACTTATCCCCCTGGGGACTACAGGTCATCCACAGGACCATGTGGGGCGTCCGCGGGTGGGGGTCTATGCTTCGCCATCTGGGCCAGTTGGCCGGGATCGGGAAGGGGGGGATTACGTGAATCGATGGGTTGAATTCCTTGTAGACCAGGCCGCTCAACTGGTGAAACTTTCCTCGCAGCCTCATCTGTTTCTCCTCCTCACTCAAGAGTGAGGCGAAGTCATCTACATTATCCTTACTTAATCCGAATCCAACGTTATCCTCTATATCCACCAGGAAGACCTCAATTCCGCTTCCCTTGTGGGACTTCAGGAATAGCTCGTCATAGATCCAGGGTTCCTTTAACGGGGTCATTGTCAACCATGCTTTTCCGCCACGGTCGACCAGGCCTCGTTGACAGGCGATAAACACCGCACGCCTGGGCGGTTCGTCGTACCAGACCCAGTCCCCATCCCAACCCTCGAACAGGTCATCGTCCTGCTCATTGGTCATTATATTGAACCGGGATCCATTGGCCAGTTCCCAATCAGTCTCAACGCCCACGGCGTTCTTCTTTATCTTCTTGATAAAATCCGCCGGGATCCACTCGAAGAGTTTGGGAACGATGATGTTCTTGGCCGTCGCCTGGAAATCCTCGCAGACGATGCGACCCCGGGTCGGAGGCCTGTGCCCCACGAAACGCGCGGGGTCATCCGACGGATACCAGGTGCGCATGCCCAGGCTCTGGGAAATGGCCTCCAGGCACCCGGCCGTGGATTTGCCCGACCGGTTACCCCCCTGGAACAGGCGTATCTTGGCGCCGGACCGGAAGAATTCATCCTGCTTCGGATGGGGCGTGAAGGCACTAATCTTCCACCCGGCAATCTTCTGCGCCTCTTTATAGATATCCTTTAACTGCTCCTTGGGAACTTGCTTGAGTAACTCGCGAAGTAGATCTACTGCGGGATTCGGGGAAGCCATCTAATCACCTCTTGGGGAGGGGCGGGGCCGCCAAAGCGGCCCCTTTTGGGGTTCAACACTTGCTGTATCCGCAGGACGCACAGGCGATGCAGCCCTCGCGGTGAACGAGGGGCGCCCCACAGGAGGGGCACATGTCGACGTCGCCTTCATATGTCTGCGGTGCTGATGCCGGCTCGGTCCTGCCCAGCGGCTGGACGGACATAGACTCGGCAATCAGCTTCAATCCCTTGCCTATCCCGTCGGGGACAGACAGAATGGTCATGCCATCGTGCCAGACGGGCTGCTGCCCGCTAATGCCGATCAACTGACCATAAACTTTTTCAATCGGGACTCCACCCTTGAGACAGAGCGTGATTAGGCGCCCCACGGCCTCGACAAAAGATTTCGTCTCGGACCCAGATTTGCCCATGGTCACAAAGGTCTCGATGGGTCGTTCGCCCAGATAGTTCAAATGAACGTAAAGGTTCTCGTAACTGGTCGGAAGCTTGATAGTCCGGCCGTCCAGGATGTCTGGACGAGTCACCAAACTTGCCGGCTCGTCGACGGTAAGAACCTGGTTGGCCTTGCATCCGTCCCGGTAGACCGTGATTCCCTTACAGCCGTACCGCCACGCCAGCATGAACGCGTTATAAACGTCCTGGACTGTCGCGTCGTGGGGCAGGTTGATAGTCTTGCTGACGGCATTGTCAACATACTCTTGGAAAGCCGCCTGCATCCTGACGTGCCATTCGGGGGAAATGTCGTGGGCCGTCACCAGGTGGGACGCATCCCCGCCTTCCTTCTCCCACTTCTGCCAGGCCGGGTGGACGTATTCAAGCTTCTCGCCCCAGGATGTGAGGCGGGTGTAACGGCTAGCGAAGATAGGCTCGATGCCGCCGCTGCACATGGCGATGTTCGAGATGGATCCGGTCGGTGCAATGGTCGTGACTGTTGCATTCCTGGCTACGCTGGTATATGGGTTAGCTACCTCGTCGTAAAAAGTGACCAGGCCGCCTTCGAAAGCGCCATACTCAGCCATTAAATTCTCACTGGCCTTCCAGGCGCACTCTGAAACAGCCCGCATGAGCCTTTTTGCTAGTTTCTCCGCTTGTTCGGAGTTATATGGAATCCCCCGGGCCAAAAGCATGTCGGCCCAACCCATTATCCCCAGGCCTATCTTGCGGGTCCGAAGGACCGCATCCCTGATCCGAGGCAACGGGTATTCGTTGACGTCTATCACGCGGTCAAGGAAGTCGACCGCGGTATTGACAATGCGGCCAAGAAGCTCGTCGCAGTCATCACCCTCGTGAAGGGTTTCCCAGAGCCTGGCGACGTTAAGACTCCCCAGGTTGCAGGCCTCGTAGGGCAGCAGCGGGGTTTCACCACAGGGATTGCACGCGCTAAAGTCACCCAAGTGAGGGGTGGTGTTTTCCCTGTTAATCTTGTCTATGAACAGAAGGCCGGGGTCGCCGGTCTTCCATGCCTGTTCGCATATTTCCCTGAATAGCACCTGCGCGCTGGTTGCAATAACCAGGTCAGATTTAGGGTGTTTAAGCGTCCACGGCTTGTTGTCCAGGACGTCACACATAAACGCGTCAGTGACCGCAACGGACAGATTGAAGTTGGATATACTGCCGTCAGCGTCCTTGCAGTGAATGAACTCAAGAAGGTCGGGATGGTCGCAGTTCAGGAGGCCCATGTTGGCACCTCTTCGCATGCCGCCCTGCATAACCACCTCGGTGGCCCGGTCGAACATGGACATAAACGAAACCGGCCCGGAAGCCACGCCGCCCGTGGATCCAACCGTACTACCCCTGGGGCGCAGCTCGGAGAAGTTGTACCCCACTCCACCACCGGACTTGGAAATCATCGCCATGTCGTGAACGGCCGTGAATATACTGGACATGTCGTCTTCGATCGGAAGCACGAAGCATGCGGCCAGTTGGCCTTCATTGGTACCCGCGTTCATCAGCGTCGGGCTGTTGGGCAAAAACAAAAGATTACGCATGATATCAAAGAACCTGACGGCCAATAACTCGGCGTGGGCTATGTCCTCGCCCCTTAACTCGCAGGACTTGCCAGCCACGAAGCTGGCCACCCTCCAGAACATTTCGTCGGGGTTTTCCTGCTTCCCCGTCTCCGGGTTGTGCCTCAAATATCTTTCTTTAAGAATACAAAGGGCATTGTCGTCAAACTGGGGATAGGTCTCCAGTGGCGGTATCCACGACAGTCTGACTACTTCTTGCAAACTCCTCAACCTCATACCTCCCTGTCAGATCGTAGCGTTGCTCGAATACGTCCCTGGGGAAGAAGGTTTCCCCCACCCGTGCAGAGACGCTGTGAACATTGCGCTCGAGAACGTCCAGAGGCGCTGTTACCAGGAGAAAGTTGTCGATTTCAAGGACACCTACGTCGACCTTTATCCCAGTGGTCTTCTGAATATTCCGATAGTAATCAAGCTTGTGGGTGTCTACGCCATGAGTCCAGATCCCGGCCTTGCGGTAAAACGCCGGCCCCTTCTTGGCCTTGGCCTCAAACCACCTGGTGTTGCCCTCCTTGCATACAAGCATGTCCGGCATAGGGAGACGGTCCTTGCCCGCCCCACAGAGAGAGGGAACCTTGCCGTCCTTGAGTCCGGAAAAATCACCGGTTATCAGGACGTAGAACCCATTCTCCTTAAGTACATCGCCGACCACACGCTCTCCGACGCGACCCATCGCCAGGTCGACACAGAAGTTACCCCTACCTGCCAATGGCGATACCCGCCCCGATGCCGATAAGGAATCCGACCCCGCCCCACTTCATCTTGGAGGTGAAGGCCTCATATCTGTAGTCGACCACAAGTTTGGCGTATGCAAGATCCTTCTCGTGATTTAATTCCCGCAGGGCCTGGTTCTCCAGGATGTAGTCATCGATAGTCGCATCGGACTCCCGCTGGGCCGCCTCATATATGTCGCACCGTTCCTTAAGGAGGCGGTTTTCCTGCTCGATCCTGAGTATGTATGTTTCCCGCATCCGGTAGGTCTCGACGGGCATAACGATCGAAAGCCCGTCCTCGGACAGTCGGATGCCGTAATCAGCGAACGCCGGTCCCGTAATCGCGGTTGTTGCCAGAATCGATAAGATCAAGAATAGGGATATCGTCCCAGGCGTCTTTCTCAAGCTGCTGAATAGCTTCCGCATTGGCTGCCAGCCTCCCGTCACGAACCTGCCGGTCCTCGAGTATTTTGGTCTCAAGTCGTTCCAGGCGTTGCGTGCGTTCCCGCTCCTCATGCTTGAGGATATTCAGCTTCTGTTCCTCGGGGCTTCGCTTGTTAAGGAAGGCGAAGATGCCGGTTATTCCGGCAGTCGCCGTATCCCTCATGCCCCAGAATCCCAGCACGGCGATGACGCCGGCCAGGCATATAAGCACAAAAAGTTCGGGGTTATCCTGGATCCAGTCCTTCATCCCCACCACCACCTAAAGTCGCTTGAGGTACTCCTGGGTTGCGTTGACCAGGGCGTCCACATGTTCGTCGCCCAGTTTCTCGCGCTTCTGTTTAACCCTGGGGGACGATGCCACCATATCCTTGGCAACGGCCAGGGTGACCTTCTCGGTGATGACGCACTCCGCCAGGCTCCACCCGGCAAAGAACGAAACCGCGGCTATGATCACCGCTCCAAGAATCAGCATCAGCATTACCTAGTCCCCCCCTGCGGGCTTGTTGGCGTTACCGCCGTCCATGGAATCCAGCCGCACCACCACGGGGTCTCCGTGGTCAGGGCAGGCCGGAGGGGGGCCGTACCCCACATACGTACATCCGCAGGCGTAGCGAACGGAACAAAGTCTGTCATTCACTACCCTCACCCTTCACTAGTCCGAAATCCAGCCAGCGCCACTTGAATTCACCAAACTTGCCGGCCGCCGTCAGCCTGACAAGGGTAATAAAATTACCCACCAGGCAAAGCAGGAACCCGGCTGCATAGACGAACCCAAGGGTGAGATAACCCACCACGAACGAGGCCGCCTGTTTAATCCAGTTAAAAAACTTCTGGAATATCTCCATAATCCACTCCTCCAAAAAAGATGGGGCAGAGTCCGCTACGCAGCCCCTGCCCCTATTCGGCTGTTTTGCCAGGCGGGGACAGCCGTACCCTTTATTCGACTGTTGTGCCGGCGGGGACAGTCGCCACCCCCTATTACATGACTAATGCCGCCCACCCGAGTGAACGGCATCGCTACTCCTTCTGCCCACTTAATTGGCAGATGAGCTACTTGTTGGTGGGGGCCAGGGGGCCACATGGCGGCCATCCTAAATGGTCGCACTGTGACGTCACAGACGCCGTGGCCTTGTTCCCTCGCTTCCCCCATTTGGTGGAGGTGGGGAGAATTGAACTCCCGTTAGGTGTCAGCACTATGTGCCGAGACCTCTTCCCTGTCACCCCCGCTT